TGTACAAGCCTTATGCCTACAAGCCCAGAGATTGATTACACACGATACAAATTTAAGCCATTGCAAGCAACATTCTTTAGAGAGTAGATCATGCCAGCCTCAATCATTGTCGCCGGATTAGTTGAAGCAGGTGCATTTGCAGCAGGTAGCCTTGGCGCAATGGCGGCTACGGCTGCGATCAGGCTTGCAACCTCGGTTGTCGTTAGCAGAGCATTCGGAAATAAAAACTCAAACGCTATAGACCCTGGCGCTCGGCAGCAATTGCCACCAGCGGCAAATCTTTCTATCCCGATAGTCTACGGCGATGCTTATCTTGGCGGGAATTTTGTTGATGCGGTTTTGTCTACCGATCAAAAAACAATGTATTACGTTCTGGCAATTTCAAGCATCAGCGCAAACGGCCAGTTCTCTTTTGATACAACTGATTTTTGGTACGGCGACAGACAAATTACTTTTGACACGACAGATCTGACAAAGGTTGTTTCGCTTACGGATGGCAGCGGAAACCCGCAAACGAACATCAACGGTTACATGTACATCAACTTGTACACGTCAACCAACGCGGGAGTTATCACGCCAATCAATGGATCTGCCCCGAGCGTTGTAATGGGCGGATCAGACATCAGCGCATCGTTACGCTGGCCTGCTTCTGGCCGGCAGATGAACGGATTGGCTTTTGCTATTGTCAAACTGATTTACAACCGAGATGCAGGAACGACGGGTTTGGAGCCCCTGACGTTCAAATGCTCGCAATACCTAAACGGAACGGGCGCGGCAAAGCCTGGGGATGTTTGGTATGACTACATGACAGACACGAGGTATGGCGCTGGCATGACGGGCTTGGTTGATTCTGCAAGCGCTGCTGCTCTCAATACCTATTCGGATGTTGTTCTTTCGTTCACAAACTCATCTGGCGGAACAAGTACGCAGCCCAGGTACAGGATCAACGGCGTTCTAGATACGGCTCGGCCAATCCTAGAAAACGTCGAGCAAATTATTGAGGCTTGTGACTCTTGGATGACCTACACGGCGGCTACCGGCCAATGGTCTGTTGTTGTCAATAAAGCAGAAACATCGTCGTTTTCTTTTAACGATACAAACCTTATCGGCGACATAAGAGTTAGTACAACAGACATCAATCAGCAGATCAATCAGATAGAAATTGAATTTCCAAGTAAAGACGCAAGAGATCAACCTGATTTGGTTTACATGGCGCTTTCGTCTGGCTTGTATGCAAACGAGCCTCCGAATCGAGAAACCTACAAGATGGAGATGGTTAACGATTCGGTTCAGGTTAAGTATCTTGCAAACCGTAGACTTTTGCAGTCACGCGAGGATCTGCTTGTTTCTATAACCGCTGCCTATCCAGCCATTCAGGTAGATGCTGGAGACGTTGTAGATATTACAAACGCAGACTACGGATGGACGAACAAGCTATTTCGAGTTTTCAAGGTTAACGAAGCGACCACGCCAGATGGAGGTCTTGGCGCAACGCTTGATTTAGTTGAGTATGCTGCAAGCGTCTACGCAGACCCTCCGCCAGGAACCATTACGCAGTACGCAGAAGCTCCGCCGTCTGGCATTCCTTCGTCGCAATACATCTCCGCCCCAGGAACGCCAGTTCTTTATAACGTTGCTCCTTATGCTCCTGCTCCATGCGCTGACCCTCCGGTTTTTAGCTTTTACTCGGATGCTCCCGCCACGGGCCGAGTCTCGCTTATGTCGCTGTATTACACAACGGTTGCAACGCCAACTAATAGTGACTGGAGCCTGATAAAAACATCTAGAACATTAGACGGAACGCCGTTCAATCCAAATGTATCTGTGGTGTTTACAAACATCACGCTTCCTTCTGGAACGTACTATTTCCGAGCGATTGCTAGCAATGAAAGCGCTTCATCTGTTAGCGGAACCTCCTCGGCTTATGTTTGGGATACAAGCGTAAGAACGGTAACGCTTACGTCTACCGCTGTTCAATTTATAACCTCATCCGCTGGTGTTATTTCTCCGGCTTCTATAACTTTCACAGCTACAAGCTCGCTTAGCTCGCCAACATGGGCATGGCGGGTAGATGGGGTTCTTCAGGCATCGACGACAAACACGTTTGTTCTATCTGCATTTTCTCCTAGTACAGCAAAAACAATATCGGTTACTGCCACGCAGGGTAGCTGTACTGCTTCAAACTCGATGATTATTTCAAGCATCAGAGACGGAGCCGTAGGCCCCACCGGTCCCGCCGGCGGCCCTACCGGTCCCACGGGTCCGATCGGTCCAACCGGTTCCGGGAGCGGCCCCACGGGTCCCACCGGTGCCACCGGTGCTGCTTCTACCGTCCCTGGCCCCACCGGTCCTACCGGTGCCACCGGCCCATCCGTTACGGGCCCAACAGGGGCAGCGTCAACCGTCCCCGGCCCCACAGGCCCTACCGGTGCTCAAGGAAATATTGGCGCCACAGGCGCAACCGGTGCTCAAGGCCCAACCGGTGCCACCGGTCCGGTTTCCACCACTCCCGGCCCCACAGGTCCCACCGGCCAGCAAGGCATGGCTGGGCCTACCGGTCCGACGGGTGCCCAAGGCAATGTCGGCGCGACAGGGCCACAGGGAAATATCGGCCCCACCGGTCCGCAGGGCTCTGCATCAACCGTCCCCGGCCCTACCGGTCCAACTGGTGCCGGCGGCCCTACCGGTCCGGCTTCTACAGTCCCCGGTCCTACAGGGCCCACGGGTGCCGCCTCCTCTATCGCCGGTCCGACGGGTCCCACTGGTGCTGCCTCTACCGTTCCAGGCCCCACGGGTCCGACCGGGGCTTCTGGCCTTTCGATCACCGGCCCCACCGGTCCGCAGGGTAACGTCGGCCCCACCGGTCCCCAGGGCATACAAGGAAATGTTGGCCCCACGGGTCCCACAGGCGTTCAGGGAAATGTTGGCCCTACCGGGGCGCAAGGTTCCCAGGGTCCTACCGGTCCCACCGGTGCCGCCTCCACCGTTCCCGGCCCTACCGGTCCGCAGGGCGCTACAGGCCCAACCGGAAGCAACGCAACCCCTGGAGGCGTAAACACAAGCATTCAATACAACAATTCTGGCGCTTTTGGCGGATCTGCCGATTTCACTTGGAACGGCTCGACATTGTTTGCAAAAAGCGATGTGAAACTTCAGAAAAACATCCCCGAGATCTTGTTGAGGTCATCCGGTGATGTAAAGCAATATTTCATAAGCGCAAACATCAGCGACACAGTTGACGGAGGCGTTGTCATAGGGGCTGGAGCTAGCGTCAACAGCGGAACCACATACTTTACGGTTACCTCTACTGGTAATGCTGTTTGCGCTGGCGTTTATGCGCAAACCGTAGGCGGAACAAATCGAGATGTTTATGTAGACAACACAGGGTTGATTGGTTACGTTAGCTCATTACGCGAAACCAAAACGCAAATCGCAGAGATGCCAGATTGTTCTTGGCTTTACGCTCTCAATCCGGTTACGTTTTTTTATAGAGCAAAAGATAAGGATGGCAACCTAACCGATGAAAAAGATGGAGAGCTTGCATATGGTTTGATTGCGGAAGATGTTGAGATCGTCAATCCCGATTTGTGTTATTACGATATTGTTGACGGGAAAAAAGAGCTTCGCGGCATCAACTATTCAAAACTTATCGTTCCTCTTCTCAAAGAGCTAAAACGTCTCAATGCGATTGTTGCTAAACTTATAGATAAGCCATAAAATAAAAAAAAGACAAGATAGCCACCCGTTTAGCTGAGAGTGCTTGGCAAACGTCAATTTACCGAGTGAGGGAACATGGCGATTCTTTATTGGCTCCATCGTCACGATGAGCTAAATATGTTTGAAAGTGGTTACATAGGCGTAACCGAAAATCTTGCTGCGAGAATGCGCTCTCATAAGCATAGATTCAAAAAAATTTGGGAACAGCTTAAGTTGACCGTTCTTGTGATCGGATCCTCTAGATATTTATTTGCCCTTGAAAAGCAATTACGGCCACAAAAACAAATCGGCCTAAATTTGGCTAGAGGCGGCTTCAAAAACAATCAAATGATTGGCGAAGAAAATCCAAATTGGGGGAAAAAAGGAAGTCTGGCTCCACATTTTCAAGGGTGGTATATAACACCACTTGGAAGGTTTGAATCGCCAGAGGAGGCCGCAAAAATTCATGGTGTTGATAAAACAACTATATATAGAAGGTGTAGAGGTCGAATTGTTAATGGTGTGAAACTACAGTCTCATGCTGGATACGCATTTGAGCGGAAAGGCTGGGTAAAAGCATAGCTATCTTTAATCGTAATACGCTGACACAGGTTAGCGGATTCGACAATCAAATTATTGCCGGTGAGCTGGTGTACAACCAGAAAACTTACTGGAATCTGACGCTAAATAATTCCGACGGTACACCGCGCAATCTGACGGGCGCTACTATCACAAGCCAAATCATCCGGCGGCAGCTCTCAAACGTTCGTGACTCTCGATATGGGCTTACGTTTGATATTGCAGACTACACGCCTCCTCCGTCTCCTGTAAGCCTAACGATTACCAATCAGAATCTTTCTGGCGGATCTTTTACGCTGGTCATTGACGAATCCGCATGGTCAGTTCTTTCAACGGATACTCAGCTAGACATCAACGCGGCTAATCCGGTTGGCTTTTCTGGAAACATCACGGTAGCGATTCCTGCTAGCGGATCAACGCCAGCTCAAGATCTCATCATCTTCTTGCTGTTCTTGGTCAGATCTGATGGGGTGACAAATTGAGCGATATAGATCTGGTTGTTGGTGGCGCAAGTCAAATCACTCTTATTGTTGACCAGGGCGTAATCGGCCCCACCGGTCCCCAGGGGCCCGCCGGAGGCCCCACAGGTCCTACCGGTGCCACCGGAGCCCCAGGATCTCCTGGCGGTCCGACCGGTCCCACCGGTGCCACTGGCTCCGCATCGACAGTTCCCGGGCCAACCGGTCCCACGGGTGCCGCTGGAGCCTCGGTTACCGGCCCTACCGGCGCTCAGGGTATCGCTGGCGCTACAGGCCCTACCGGTCCGGCGGGCAGCGGAACAAATATTTCTGTTAGTAATGCAGGGGTTCAGATTACATCTGGGCTTACGTCGTTAAATGTGACGGGCCCGGGCGCTACGGCTACGGCAGTTGGTGGTGATGTTACGGTTACTGTTTCTGGTGGTGGCGGCGGCGCTGGCCCTACCGGTCCAACCGGTGCCACCGGTCCAACGGGGGCTTCTATTACGGGCCCAACAGGAGCCGCTTCCACGGTTCCCGGCCCGACCGGTCCCCAAGGCAGCCAAGGAGTTGCCGGCCCAACCGGTCCCACGGGAGACCCCTCTACGGTTCCTGGCCCCACGGGAAGTACAGGCCCCACCGGGGCTTCTGTTACCGGCCCCACGGGTCCCACCGGCCCTGCCGGAGGCGGCGGATCTGCGATTACCGTAAAAGACGAAGGAACGACGCTTACAACGAACGTAACGTCTTTTGACTTCACCGGGGCTGGCGTAACCGCTACGGCTGTCGGCGATGCGGTAACTGTGAATGTTTCTGCTGGAGCTGGGCCGACGGGACCCACCGGGCCGGCTTCTACGGTTGCAGGCCCTACCGGCGCTACGGGTGCCACCGGCGCTGCTTCTACAGTTCCTGGCCCAACGGGTCCTCAGGGAAGTCAAGGAGTTGCTGGTCCGACAGGCCCTACCGGTGCTGCGTCCACCGTTCCAGGACCGACGGGTGCCACCGGCCCTGTCTCGACAACTCCCGGGCCTACGGGTCCCACCGGCCCTGCCTCTGCTATTGGAACTGGCTTTCAAAGCTACAGCTACACGGGCGACGGAACAACAACAACGTTTGCTGCAACCGGCGGAATTACCGCGTTGTCTGTTCTTGTTTTAGAAAATGGTGTTTCGCAAGTTCCAACATCTGATTACACGGTATCGGCTGGCAATGTGGTTTTTGGCGTTGCTCCTGCTAGCGGTGTTGGAATCAATATCAGGGTTCTCGACGGGTATCAGGGCCCAACCGGTCCCACCGGAGCCGGGGGAACCGGCCCGACAGGTCCTACCGGTGCCCAAGGCGCTGCAAGTACGGTCCCTGGGCCCACTGGTCCTACTGGTGCCCAAGGTGATGTCGGAGCCACAGGCCCTACCGGTGCTGCCTCTACCGTTGCTGGTCCCACGGGTCCCACCGGCCCAGCCGGGGGCGGAGGTTCATCCATAGCCGTTAGCGACGAAGGTACGTTACTAACCTCTGGTGTTACCTCATTTAACTTTACTGGCGCTGGCGTTACGGCTACCGCTGTTGGTACGGATGTAACGGTAAACGTCCCTGGCGGCGGCGGGGGAGGGCCTGCAACCATATTGGAAAGCGCGTTAACGATTTCCAGTAACTACACGGTATCAACTAACTACAACGGTTTATCGGTTGGCCCTGTCACGGTTAATACGGGTGTTGCTGTGACTGTTGGTACGGGTCAGCGTTGGTTAATTTTTGGTTAAGGATTTGACATGAGCAATCTTAAAGTTCAGGGTAATGCTTCTGGCGCTGGCACACAGACATTACAGAGTGCGAATACATCAAGCAGTGTTACTGCGACTTT